ATTCTTTGTTTGCATAAGATACAGATTTTATTAGATTGTATTTTTTATTAGTAATATGATACAATGACAAGTTTAACGGACTTGCGTGTTTTACAAATCTTTTACCGTATTTGTCTGTATCGCCTAGATCTCTAAGATTTCCAAGTCCAGGATATACTCCCTTAAACCCTGGTGCTTCTTCAATCATACTATTAACGTGATCAATAACCTCTCCTAGAGTAAATTCATTTATATCTTCGTTAAGAGGATTTCTTTCTAAGTTAATAGGAAGTTCATAATATCCGTTATTATTTTTTGTTTGTTTACTAAATGCTTTAATTACAACAGAATCGTTTTCTTGTAAAGGTGTATAAAAGTTTACAAATGCTTTCTGGTTAATTCTTGTGATTTCGTAATCTGTATTTTTTACACTTAGTTTATTGTTAACATACACTACAACTTTTAAATCGTTTAAGTCGCCTGCGCGGTCAAATACATCAATAGGAAAATCATTATTTAAATCAATATTAGCAATGTATTGTCTTATAACATACTGCTTACTTTGTATAGGATTATTTGTCCAACCATTTACATATGTAAAATCTGTTATAGTTTTATATTTTCTTAAAAAAGCTGTATCAGTTTTAACACTAACTAAATCTTCGCCGTCTTGTACACTAAAAGTATCATTCAACAAATTAAATTCAAAAACAATATCTCCAGAATTTTCAATTGTTTTATACGACAACGGAAACCCAAGTTCAACGTCATTAGAACCTTCACCTACTTTATAAGAAAATATCTTTGTTCCTTTAAATGTTGAGGAAGAAAATACATCTAGGTCTGCGTATTCATTTCCTTGCGGGCAACAAAGATCAAACAACGGAGGCTGATTTCTAGTTGTTTTTTCTTGTGCTTCTATCCAGACATTTTTATGGTAGTGAAATGTTTTGCCGCCGAACTTTTTACCTTGTGTAACAAATATTGTTTCTAAATCTAAAGGATTTGTATCCTCAGTTTCTACTAAATTAATTTGTCTATTATTATTAATTGTAACAAATCTAACTTTATAAATTTTACCAGAAACTAAACTATCAGTATCAGATGCAAATAATACACGCATACCTTCAGCTAAATCTATGCCGTCAATATTATAACCTAACTTTCCTTCAATAGTCGAAAATACATCTTTTGTAAAAGTATCTATTAAGTCGATATCAGTTTTTGCTTCGGCTCCATAATTAAATAATTTTAATCCTGCTTCAAACTCAATAATTGGACGTCTTGCTCTAAAATTTTCGTCTATGTCTACAGACAAATTATTATATTCGTAACTCTTTACCAAAACATCTCTATGAAACCACTTGTTATAACGACTCCAGGGATTTTTGTCTTGACTTGCACGATTAATTATAATATAATCTTTTTCAGCCGCATATGCACTTGCATTTGCAAATGGCAAACTATCAAATTTGTCACTATCAAATGGTATTAATTTATTTTCACTATATGACGCAGGAATTATTAGATCTTTTTCATTTATAAGAACAATTTTATCTCCAACACCTTCTACATACCAAAGATCTTGCTCATACTTTTTAGGCAATACGTCACCTTGGAATTCTACTTTCATACCATTTGATAGTGCAACACCATTTGCACTTGTATAAGTTTTCTTTCCTAAAATATCTTCTTCAACATTTAAAAAAGTGTTTTCTTCAATGTCATATACTCTAATAACACCGCTTGTATCTACATTATTTTTACTAATATAGTATAGTCTATCAGGTGCATTTGTAGGTATTGTAAATTCAATTGTACCTTGTTCAATGTATGCAACTGCAACTTCTTCACCTTCTTCACCTATTTTTCTAATTCCATCAGGATAAAGTGTAGATACGTTTTCATCGTCCTCAAATGTTACACTGCCACTGCTAGGTAAAACAATAAATTCGCCTACATCATAACTGATACCGTTTGCATCAAACAGTGTTGCATCATAAAGACCACTATCACGAAGTCCAGCAGACCCTGCTGTAATAATAGAAGAGCCTGGAGTAAAACTTCTAGTTATAGCAATAGCCATAGGATGGCCAGGTGCATCAATTTCAAATCTATAAGTTTGTCCTCTATATAATTTTAGTGTCGGATTACGTGTAAGTCCATCATTAAATACATAAGCAACATTGTCACCTTGGTCTTCTACTGTAACTGTATAAGTGCTTATAACTTCTTTGCTTTGACCTCTTACCGGAACACTTAACGGACCATTAGGGGCCCAGTAGTATTCTCTGAAATTTGTAAATTTATCCCAATCAATATTTGGGTTCCAAGCATAGTATTCGCTGTTGTTTAATCTACTGTGATTTTCTGTATTACTTTGGAAATAATTTAATGTTCCTATATAATCATTATAGTCTTTGTAAAAAGTTACATTGTCTAAATTGTCCTTTATTACAGTAGCCGGTTCAAGCTGATAGTTTTCTCTATCAGATGTTACATCCCCAATATAGTTGTCAGTTGATTTAAAAGATTTTGCAGTTTTTCTTCCTACATAACCGTTAATTCTTTCTGCCACACCTGGCTGAATTAACTGATCTATTGTTCCTTGGAGGAATTTTTTGTTAGCCTCAGTTCTAAAAAACTTAGGAATAAAGTCAGAAGCTGTTCGCTTTTCATTACCATTAGTTGGTAACGGGCTTTCGTTTTGATTATCATTGTAAGCCATTAGTAACTATTTCCTCCGCTATTAGTTATGAGTCCGCCAGTAGTTGATGTTGTAGTAGAACTGCTAGATGCACTAGTAATTCCATTTGTTATAGTTGTCGAAACACTAGTAATAACATCACCTGATGCTTGTAGTTCTGTTGCTGTTAATTCGTCAATTATTTCAATGTCGCTCACTTTTGCACCACTAATAAAAATTTCTTCTAATTCTGATTTAATCTCAAAAAGACTTCCGAAACTTTGGTTACCTTGACGGGGAACAATAATAATACTTAAAAGTTTTGGACTTAATGTATTCATAATATATGCACTAAGCTCTTGGAAGTAAAATGTTTCGCCAAAGTCCCAATTTTCTATTTCAAAAAATGTATCAATAGCAGAAATAATATCTGATTTTAGTTCATTTTCGTTTACAACTAAATTTCTATTTCTAACAATTTTAAATTTAACTTGCAAGTTTGTATCTGCCTTTTCGCCAAACAATACTTTATACTTAACTGGATGATAAACTACTTCGTCGCTTATTGACTTAATTGCAGTTATACTGTCTCCGTATGCCCTAGTTAAAACATCGTTGCTAGGCGGCGTCGGTTTTACAGAAGTTTGTCCTGAAATATATTTTCGCATTTCAGTATCATAATTTTTTGTTAGCAAATATGTGTCTATAATATTACTTGCACTTGGATCAATTCTATAGTTACTATCAGCAACGTGTACATAATGGAACTTTAATCCACTTCTTCCAGTAAATGCTTTGTAATTAGAATTAAGTGTAGTATTTCCAGCTGCCTTGTTTAAAGTTTTAAATACCTTTTCTTCTAACAAGTAAAAAATCTGTCCTTCGTTATGAGAATTATAAGCGCCAATACTGTTTTCATTGTTTACTATTTTAATTTCTAAGTTAGTATTATCAAAAAACTTATAATCTTCTACACCGTCAGTTGTAGTATATTTCTTTTGGAATATAATCTTCTTTGATATATTAACAAAATCATTATTTTCGTCAACAATAACATTAAAAATATCTAAATCATCTGCTGTTCCGTCGTCGTCTAAATCAAAAAATTCAACCTGTATTTTTCTAGTATCAGTATATCCTTCGCCGTCTCTATAAGCATCATTAATAGACCAAAGAAAATCTCTCGAATAAGAAGAATTACTTGACTGCTGTTTATTAATACTTAAAACTTTGATTTGGTCTCTAAATATTTTTCCTGAAGTTGGATCATAAATCTTATCTGCATTATCAAAAAAGAATCTTATTTCGTCAGCACTTTCAAATACATATCTTTGATTTCTATTAGTAATAGTATATGTTTCGCCATTAGTTTTAAAATATAACAACCAACTTGAATCTAAATTTTCACCGGAAATGTCTCCTGACTTTCCTAATGAAAATCCGTTAATAGTATTAATGTCTTCTGCAAGGATTAATTTCCAATCTCTTTCTTCTGTATCGTATCTAAGAGCAAAATCTTTATATGCAAAAGTTTGATCAATTATTTGTACCTTTAAATCATTTGAAAATGTTTTTGAAAATACTGGAACAATTTCAATTATTTTACTACCTTCATTTATAGTATCTGAAAGAACAATGTCTCCGACATTGTTTTCATCAAAACTATTTCCTTCATTAGTAACGCTAACAACTTTTGTCCAACGATACGTTGATGCTCCGAGCTCAGTATCTAAAGTAGTTAATGTTCCGTTTGGCAAGAAGAATTGCGGAGTACCATTAGCAGTAGTTGGAGGTGCAAATTTAATCATTGCGCCTGGTTCTAAAAATCTTAAATTATTTGTAACAAAAGATCCTACTTTAAATGTTTGGTTACTGTCAAGTTCTCCTACAAGTATTCCAGAATTTTGATTTGTACTTTGATAATAATTTTTCCAGACAGCTGATAAATCGCTTGTAGACTTTCTTGGATATTGTCCGTTATAGAAATTACGTAAGTTCGTAGATTGTATTATGCCTTCTACTGTATTATATATAACACCCTCAATATCACTTTGCGTAACAAATTTAAAATCAGTATTTGTTTCAAATGTATCTCTATAAATTACACCATCATCTGCAAACAAACTAGTGTTGCTGTATTTTCCTGTTGCGTCTTTAAGATCAAAATAACGGCTTATACCACTAGAGATTCTATTAACACTTTTTGTTTTAATAATATCTTGACTAATTGCTAACGGTCCAACATTATAATCTTCTGCTGTAATTAATCTGTTTTGTGTATAATAAGTTGCTGGAGCATTTTGTTTTATACTTGTATTTGTTTCAGTAGCTGATCCGTTTGATACTGTATAATTTAATCTTAGTCCAAGTGTAAGTTTTTCTAAGTTTCCGTTTCTACCTTGATAAGGAATTTCTATGTTAACATTACCGATAGAATTTGGAGTAACAATCATATTTGCATTAGCACTTGTTCTATAGAAAACTTTAAAATTACCTGCAGGTAAGTTTCCAAAAACTCCATCACTAAAAACTAAATTTATTCTGTCGCCTACTCTAGTTACAACTGAAAATATATTTCTTATTCCTGAAAAAAGGCTATTGTAAATTACGTTATTACCTTCTACATTATCTAATTTAGTCCAACCTTGTGTTTCAAAGCCGTTAGAATCAATGTTATATAACCATACATCGTCATTGTTAATATTTTCTGCATCTACTGCAATAATTTGATTAGGCACTGGATTGTTTACAGCAAAATTACCTGTTTCTAGTTTACCTTGACGGAAGTGCATAAAAAACCCAGTATTGATACTAGAAGCACCTTGACCGTCGTCGCGAAAAAGTAAAGCAGGACTTGTTCCTGGTAGAGGAGGTTCTTCTACAATTTTTGAACCTTGAATATCTGTACTTACAACTTCAAATCGTGTACTTACTCCTTCAATATTTTTAGAGAAAGGAAAAATAGCACTGTCTGTATTAGTAGATTGTAATCTATATTTTTGTGTTTGTACACCGTCAATATTCTGAGATTTCAAAGGATTACCAATTGAATTTTGTACAGGTAATGCAGCATTTAATATTTTAATAAATTGTTCAAAATAACCTGTGTTACTTTGATCATTCCATTTAATAACTCGACCTGCAAGCTGTGAGCCTGCGCTATCTTTTAAATTTTCAGTTGTTTTTACTGTAGCAATTTTTAACAATCCGTTTGCTGCTTGATTTCTGCGTGGATTGTATGACAACATACGTGCTAAACGAAGAATTGATTCTCTACGTTCTGCTGTTTCAAGGAAATTTTCTCTAGCATTTAGATCAACACGGAATGATAAGTTTTGCCCAAGGAATGCAATCATATCAATTAGTGCAAGGTATTCGCTAGACTCGATATAGTCGTTAAAATCTTCTGGATAGTTTTGACGCAGATAATTAATCATTGTTCTGCGTAAATTATCAAAATCATAGCTTTGGAAGTCTGCATTCCTAAAACTTTGATATATTCTTTTCCAGTCTTCAGTTACTAATAACCTTGATTGTCTGTCGCTTGTAGACATAGCAATTTCCTTGTTTTACTTAAAAATATTTATCTGATCTGAAAAAGTGCGTATTTAATTTTATAACAATCCGTTCTTCTGATCGAAGCGGAATTTTAGTTGTTCAGATATATCGTAAGGTATAAATGCAACAGTACAATCTATTGTAATTCCTTGCTCGTATGTATCTACAACTATTTCAGTAGCAGACAATCTTTCGTCATAGTTTACAATAGTAGTAACGTTATTAATTATAGCTTCTTGGATAGCCGGTGTAAACGGTTCGTATAATAAATCCCAAATAATACAACCAAAAGTAGGATCACTTAATTTTTCACCTTGGCGTATATGAAAATGGTTTATTAAATCTTGTTTGATAAGCTCAAAATCATACAAACTAAAACTATTATTTTCTAGATTAGCTGTGCTAAAGCCTCTGTATGCTCTTCCTGACTTTACTGTACGACTCGGGGCATTTACAGTAACTCTTTTATATAGATTTTTTTCTAGTTCGCTCATACTGTATTTACCCTATTCATCTGACCCAGGATCATTGTCATCATTTACTCCATCTGCATTTGGAGTACCGTCAGAATTTTGAGGTCCTGGTAAGTTTTGTTGATCTTCTGGTTGTACTACTGGATCTTCTAAATCATTACCTCTTTCTTCGTCAACTATTGGATTAACCGTTTCGTTAAAGTTAGAAGGACCTGCTGGTATTGTTCCGTTTCTTGGAAAGGTAAACGCTCCTCCTTCAGAGGTATGAGCACTAAAATGCATAGCATCATCTAAACTATTCCAGGCTCCGCCCCAACCTAAGCCGTGTTTATTTGCAATTTCTAATGTATTAGGTGGCATATCTGTCATAGGAGCATTTCTAGGTCTCGGTCTATAAAGTCCGTTTGGAAAAGTATTTTCTACAGGGTTTGGCCAATTAATATCTATAGCTGCACCACTAGCGTGACAACTCCAACTTCGGCCGCCTCTAGTTGACCTGTAAGAATATCCGCCTAAGAGTTTAATTTCATATCCAGTAGCTTCAAATTCATCTAAGAACGCTTGGAAGTTTGGAGCAAATACTTCTGCTACTTGACAGCTTAATCCAGCACGTCTTGCATATACTGATACAAGTCTGCCTTGACCATTTGGATCAAACTCTGTACTGCTTGGCTGTGTAGAATTTGGTGAGCTATTAACTTGACCGTCGCCTGTTCCGCCATCAAAACTTCCTGAATTTCCGGAAGAACCAACTACAGTTCTAGAACTTGTATTTGTAGCTTTATTTTTATTGAATATATCCGGTGTTTCAATTCTATCAGCTGGTACTAACGGGCCAGGCATTTCTCTATCAGTTTGTTCTTTTTTAAATGCTTGAGGATTTAAGTTTTCGTGATGCATCCAAGGTTCGTGCTGCGGAGCACGAGTTAGTATACTTTCGTAAGGAACAGGTTGTTGCGCACCAGGGAATATGTAAGGTAATGTGACAGTTGTTAAAGGTTCAATTTTTACTGCATCTACAGGATCACTTGCTTGTGTTGCATTAAATGCTGTAAGTGCAATAACTGTGTCGTCACCTTCCGATGCTGGACTACTGAAACCACTGTTTAAGTGTATTTGATCTGCATCTTCTTGAATAATTCCTACTG